CTACCGCGCATCGGTCGGCGGCGTCAGCAGATAACCAAGACCCCGGACGGTCTGGATGATATCGACGTCCAGTTTCTTGCGGATCCGCCCGACGAACACCTCGATGGTGTTCGAGTCGCGGTCGAAATCCTGATCATAAAGATGCTCGACGAGTTCGGTGCGCGACACCACGCGCCCGGAATGGTGCATCAGATAGGCCAGCAGGCGATATTCGTGCGAGGTCAGCTTCACCGGATTGCCGTCGACGCTGACGCGCCCGTTGCGGGTGTCGAGCACAACCGGCCCGCAGGTCAGCTCGCTCTGGGCATGGCCGGTGCTTCGCCGCAAAAGCGCCCGGATGCGCGCCAGCACTTCCTCGAGGTGGAAGGGCTTTGCCACATAGTCGTCGGCGCCGGCATCGAAGCCCTGCACCTTGTCGCTCCAGCGGTCGCGCGCCGTGAGGATCAGCACCGGCATGGTGCGGCCGTTCCGCCGCCAGGATTCCAGCACCGAAATCCCGTCCATCTGCGGCAGGCCAACATCCAGCACCACCGCATCATAAGGCTCGCTATCGCCGAGAAAATGCCCCTCTTCCCCGTCGAAGGCGCGATCGACGACGTATCCCGCATCGCTCAACGCGGTGGTGAGTTGCCTGTTAAGGTCGGGATCGTCTTCGACAACTAGAAGGCGCAAATCAGTCTCCACGAACGAATGCCGCCCGGCGAAAGCTTTTCGGGCGAACTTGGGCCGGGCCGATTATCGTTTCTTTAGCACGCTCTTGGCAACCGCCGACAACAGATCGCCCGCCGCGCCCGCCGGATTCTGACCGGTCGCCGCGCAGACTTTTTCGCGGGTGCGGCCGGAGAAATAAACCCCGAGCACGCCGAAGCGGAACCCCCAATACGCCACCAGCAGCGCGGTGGCATTGATCAGCGCCGTCAGCAGCGCCGCATCGCCCTGCCAGAAGCTGTGCAGCACGATCGCCCACAAGGCGGCGCATTCGAGCGTGAGCTCGATGGCATAGAGCGGCCGCCACCAGCGCTGCAGAACGTCATCCGCGTTGAGTTCCGCGCGGATCGTCTGGTGCGTCTCGCGCGCCATCGCGCCCGCCGCCTCCGCTTCGGCGCGGATCGCCTCGGCCCAGCGCGCCTCCGCCTCCAGCAGCTTTTCCGGCGCGGCGGCCGGCAGCGCCTTGCCGATCTCATCCGGCGACGGCTTGCTCGCGCCGACCGCGCCGGCGAGCACCTGCCCCGCGGCGCTGCCGAGCGGCCCGCCCAGCGCGGCACCGAGAAGCGGCGCGCCGAGCGCAATCACCTGCTTGCCGAGTTCGCTCCAATGATCGCTCGAGGTCATCGCCGGCTCCCTTGTCAAACGTCGAAAGATTTTTCCTGCGCCATCATTCAGCGTCGCAGCCGCCGCCACGCCAGCCAGCCGGCCGCGACGACGGCGGCGAGGATCACGAACCACATCGCCGCTGTGCTCCCCGCCGACAATGCGGCGGCCCCGGCTGCAATCGCCGACGCTGCGCCGGCGGCGACGATCTTTCTTTCCGCTGCCGGCGCTTGCCCGAGGGCCACATCGCCATCGCGCGCCGCCATCGCCTTGAGCAGTCCGGCGCAGCCAAGCTGCCGATCGACGACGGCGGCATCGAACACGCCATCGGCAACATATTTGCCGGCGACGTATTGATCGGTGCCGGCCCACAGATAGGGCGACGGCAGGCCGCGATTGAAGTAGCCCAGCCCGTTGTAACGCTCGAGCAGCGTCAAAATTCCGCTCACGCTCCAGTCGCGGTTCGTTGCGGCATACGGCGCGCAGTTCACCAGCGCATCGACGGCTGCCTCCTCCCATGACGCGAACGGCCCCCGTCCCTTCGGCACATGCACGGAGACGCGGTCCCACGGATCGCCCTGCGCGAGGCTGCGGGCAAAACTTTGCGACGACTCGCGCTGATGGATCACCGCGATGACGAACCACGGCACGCCGGTCTTTTTTTCGACCGCGCAGTAGCGCGCCTTCGCCGCGATCAGCCGCGCCGCCGCCGCGTCGAACTCCTGCAGGCGCAAGAGTTTTGCATTCTTCCAGCGCGCATCATTGGCCGCCGCAAGGCCTGCGTTCGCCATTTCAAAATCCCTGTCGAAGACGTGTGAGAAGCTGCGCCCTAGAGGCGGCAGTTCGCGACATAGTGGCCGCAATAGTTGGCCCCGACTGTCAGCGAACTCATGCCCGTGAGCGTGCCAAATCCGGTCGTGCCGAGATTGGCCACCGTCGCGGCCGGGGTATCGACGCTTGTTGCCGACGACCAGCGGCCCGCCGTGCCCGACACCGAATAGATCGTGACGGCCAGCCCCGCGGTCGAACGTTTCTCGACGACGAAGCGCACCCCGGCGATGATCATCGTCGCGCTTGAGGCGTTGGCGGCGCACATGCCGGCCATCGTCGCGGCGCCGGGCAGGACGTCGAGCGGATAGCTCTTCTCCCAATAGCGCTTGCAGAGCATCAGTTCGTGATCGAGCGGCCGCATCACGAATGCCGCGCGCTCGGCGATCGGCAGATGCAGGCCCGGCAGCATGATGACGTTGCTGATGTAGAACTCGTCGGCTGCTGCGGCGACGCCGTTGGTCGAGCCGCTCGCGCCGGAATAATTCGCAGCACTCCAGGTGCGCGCCGGGCCAAGGCGTGAAGCGCCGCCGCCGAGGCAGATGGTGACGGTGAGCCCAAGGACATTTCCCGCCGGCCATGTTCCCGTCCTGTCGCCGGGGATGGCATCGACGCCGGACAGCGTGATCCACTGCCGCACGTTCGACGACGCCACCGTGAAGCTGAACGGGTAGGAACGATTGTTCGCCGGATTGCGGATCGCGCCGGAATAGGTACCGGGGCGGTGCGCCATGAACCAGAACCCGACCGAGAGCGGCATCGCATCATTGCTGCCGAACTCGAGCACGGCCGCCCTCGTGCCCTCGACCGGCAGCGCGACGCAAAGCTCATCGTTGGTCGCAAGCGACGGCTGCGGGGTCGTCACGTCGATCCGCAGCGCCTTGGCGGTGCCGGGAAACGGCGATGTCGCCTGCTGGGCGGCCACGGCGAACGAGCCGCGAAAGGTCACCGATACGCCGTCGAGAACATATTTCGTCTGGGTCACCGCCGTTGCGTTGAGCGCCACTGCGGAGTTGCCGAATTCCTGGCTGATCTCCATCGCGCCGTTCACCTGCAGGCCGCCGCCCGTCGCCGCGTCGGCGGGCATGGCATAGCGCCCCGACGCCGGATCGATGCTGAACGCATCGCGCCACTGCGCGCCGTCCGGCGAGGTTTTGAGCCTGAACGCATCGTCGCCGACGAGGCCGAACTCGGCGCGGCCGGAATAGTTGCTGGAAAACACCACCGAGGCCGTCTTGCCCTGCTCCTGCTTCGATACCTGCAGGCGGGCGTCGCCGCTGCCGCCATCGCCGGTCACGATCGCCGTCAGCAGCGCGGCATTGGAGCGGACGCTGAGCAAGTTGGGCGAAAATGCCGCGGTGTTGATGCCAAGATGCGGCAGATCGTCGAGCGCGCCGGCGACGCTGCGCCAGGCGGTGCCGTCGAACGCCATCAGCATCCGGTCCGCCACCGACCACGCGCACCAGCCCGGCTTCGGCATCATCAGGCGCCATGCGCCGTCCTCGTAAGCGGCGAGCATCGCCTCGCAACCGGCCCACGCGCCGACGCCGCCGGCGGCGACGATGTAGCGATCGCCCGGCTGCGGATCGGGCGGCGGCGTGGTCCGCGCCATGTCCTTCACCGCGATCTGAATCGTCGCGTCGAGAATGCGCAATGCCTCGTTGTGGGTGACGTGCTTCTGCGCCTGCCCGCCGGCAATGAACGGAAGGCCGAGATGGATCGTCTCTGTCATGTCGGTCACACCGTAAGCATGAGTTGGGTGGGAAAGCCCGCGCCGACCGTGGTGGAATGCTGAACGATGCGCAGATGCAGCACGGCCTGCGGCGCGCCGAAGTCGGCCAGTTCCTCGGCGGCGGTGTAGGTCGCGCGCGGCTCAAGGCATGAGATTTTGCGCACCACCGCGCCGCCGGAAAGAATTTCTACGACGTAAAGCTCGCGCTCCTCACCGAGCGGCACCTCATAGGCCCAGCTGTCACCGTCGATGCGCGTGCGCCTGATCCACGACAGGTGAACCGCGCCATCCCGTCGCTCGCCTTTCACATGCACGACGGAAAGCGGGCGGAGCCCGGTCGGGCCCGGCTCCATCATGAGCGGCACGGCGAAGGCATCGTCGTGGCTGCGATGGCTGGCGACGACGCGCAGATTGACTGCCCGCTCCAGCGCCGAGAGCCCGCGCGCGAGCGGAACGACATGGGCATCGAGCAGCACGAACGGCGCGCCCGCGGCAAGCAGATCCGCCATCGCGTGTTCGCTTCCGGCCTGGCCTCGCAGAAATCGCGACAGCCGGTAGGTGTGCGCATCGATCAGTTCGGCCCTGCCGAATTGCAGCACTTCCCATGCGCCTTGCTCGTTGCGGATCGCGGCGGCGTTCGCGCCCTCAAGCACCCTGTCGTCGCCGACCGAGGACAGCCGCCCGCCAAAGATCTGCACGCGCACGGCGTTGCCGCGGTCCCATCGGCTGGTCGGCCCGCGCGCCAAGGGGTCAAGGGTCCGCCCCATAATCGATGGCGCGGTCGCCGTCGCCGCGATCTCATAAGTCGTCGAGCCGCCGCGCCAGACCGTGACGGCCCCCGGCCATGGATCGGCGAACACCGCAAGGCGGGTCAGGACCGGCGGCTCGGACACTTCCAGCGTCGGCAGATCGAGCAGCAGCGCCTCGACCGGGCCGTGCGACGGCGGCAGATCCTCGTTCCGGCGCGGCGGCGGCGCGGCCGGCTGCGGAAACGAAAACACTTCGGGATCGATGCTGCGCGCCTTGACCCTGCGCGCCTGCGTATCGACGATGTCGCCAACCTCGAACAGCCGCCGACGCCCGCCGAGCGAGAGCGCAATGGCGTCGCCCGGCGCGACCTTCAGCAGGTTGACGCCGAGCGAGATTTCCAGGCTTTCGCGGCCGGCCCAAAGATCCTGCAGCAGAATTTCCGCGCGCTGCCTTGCGGCGGCGTTGTGGGTGATCACCGCGACGCTTGAATGCACCACGCCGGTCGCGCCGCCGGCGAGCCGCCGCGATGTCACCGCCGAGTGGCGGTAGTCCATCAGCGCATCGATGAAGCCGATGCTGATCTCGCGCGGCAGTTCGGTCTCCTGCGCCCGCGTGAGGCGGGACAGCGCGCCCTTGCCGCCGTCGACCAGATCGTCCTCGTCCAGCTCGGCGACCGGCGGCCGCCCGCGCTGGATGAACCGCAACGTGCCGTCGGCGCTCACCGCGTCGAACGCATACATCATCGCCAGCGGCTCGATCATCGCGCGCGGCGACATCGGGCGGTCGACGACATAGCCCTCGCAGATGTCGCGCAGATCGCCGGTATCGACGCCGCGGATGCCGCAATCCTCCAGCATCGCGGCGACCAGCGCATCGAGCGGCGCGCCGCCGAGCCGCCCGGTGAGCCAGTGTCCGGTCGTCCAGTTCGGCGCATCGCTCCACACCGATTGCGCGGCGGGAAACACCGGATAGGGCCGCGCGTCCCAGGTCCACAGATGGATCGCGGAGGGCTCGACCATCCGCCCGCCATAGACCGGCGAGATCGGATTGAAACTGTCGCTCGCGCCGAATGCGGGATCGAACGCGCCCAGCATCGCTTCGAGAAAGCGGCGCTGGATCAGGTCGTCGCGCTGGCCGCTGGAAAAATGCGGGATAAAGGATTCCGACGATTTTGGATCGGGAAAGACGTTTGGCTGGTTGGCGCCCTTGTCCACCGCCGGGCAGCCCACCTCGGTCAGCCAGATCGGCTTGCTCTGCGGCAGCCATGCGGTCGGCTCAGGCAGCTCTTTGCCGGCGACGCGCTCGTGATGCGGGTGCGCCCACCAGTTCCAGATATCCTTGACGCGAAAGGTCCACGGCTTGCCGAGGCCGTCGGTGATCGGCGTGCGGTCCTGCGCGGCGCGCGTCGCATCGCTCGCGTAGTACCAGTCAAAACCTTCGCCGCCGCGGATGTTTTCGCGCAGGTAGCCGACATCATAGGTCGACGCCACAACCTCGCCGTCGCGGTGCTGCGGCCCGTCGCGCCAGTCCGCGAGCGGCGCATAATAGTCGATGCCGATCGCACCGATGGCCGGCGAAGCCCATAGCCTGTCGAGCGGAAAGCGCACCTCGGCGGCATCTTCGCCGATCACGTCCGAGCCGTATTCGGTCCAGTCGGCGGCATAGCTCACCAGTGTCTCCGCGCCGACAATGGCCTTGACCTCGCCGGCGAGCGAGATCAGCGCATCGACCGCCGGGTAGATCCCCGGCGCGGAGCGCACGCGCGTTAGTCCACGCAATTCGGAGCCGATGAGAAACGCATCGACGCCGCCTGCGGCCCGCACAAGGTTGGCGTAGTGCAGGACCATGCGCCGATAATTCCAGAAGCTGCCGGTGAAGAACCGCGCGACCTGCGCCCCGGCTTCGGCGGTGCCCTGCGGCGACCCAAGCCGCCCTGGCGCGGGATCGCAGGTGATGCGCCCGCGCCAGGGAAACGACGGCTGCGACGCGCCGCCGGTCCACGGGTCGGGCAGCGCGTTGCCTGCCGGGATATCCATCATCACGAACGGATAGAACGTCACCTTCAGGCCGCGCGCGCGCAATTCCGCGATGAGGTGGCGCACGCTCGCATCCGACGGCGTGCCGCCATAGGCCGCGCCGCCCTCGATCTGCGACACCACATAGGCATTGACGCGCGCAATGCCCGCGACCGACCATTCCTCGCCACCTTCGGTGATCTTTTCCGTATTGTCGACGCCGGGGATCACGCGGCATTGCCCGGCGCGCAGATCGTCGCCGAACCACGTCACCACCAGCGCGACGCGCTCGAGCCGCGGACACACCGCCTGCAGATCGTCGAGGGCCGCAATCACGTTCGACGGCGCGTTCGGCACGTGGCGGTTCTCGGGCTTCGATTGCCCCGGCCCGGTGACATGCACGACCTCGGCGGGCTCATAACCGAACTCGGTCGCGCCGGGGATCAGCGTCACCGCGCGCGTCATGCGCTCCAGCGCGCCGACCGGGCGCACGATCTCGAACGACAGTTGCGGAATGCGGTTGCCGAAGGCGGCGAGCGGCAGGCGCTCGAACACCACATAAGCGAGCCCGCGATAGGCCGGCGCGTTGCCCTCGCCCTCGCGCGCGACGATCAGCTCATCGGCCGCCTGATCCTCGGTGCCGCGATGGACGCGGAAATTCAGCCGCGCGGTGTCGAGCGGCTTGCCATCGGCCCAGACGCGGCCGACACGCGCGATCGGCCCCTCGCAAAGGCCGACGGCGAAACTGGCGAAGTAATTGTAGTTCGTGGTCGAGCCGCCGCCGCTGCCGCCCTTGCCGCCGCTGTCGCTGCGCTCGGTGGAAATCACCTCCTCGAGCTGCGTCGCCCAGATCACCTGGCCGGACAGCCGCGCGCGGCCATAGACGCGCGGCACCGGCGCGCCCTCGGTCGAGGCCATGACGTCGAGATCGGCGAGGCGGGGGCCTTCCCGGTCGCGGCCGCCCGGGCCGAACAGACTGCGGTCGAGCATGCTGCCAACCACCGCGCCGGCGATGCGCCCGACAATCGCGCCGACCGGCCCGAACATCGCGCCGATCGCCGCGCCGCCTACGGAGAACGCCAGAGCTGCCATTGATCACCCCACAGTGGGAAAGCGGAAGGCAAACGCCAGGCGGCGCCGCCACCACGGCGCGAGCGCCACCTCGCAGACCGACGCGCCGTCATGGGCGTGGATCATCGTCGCCGGTGTCGCGGCAATCGCCATGTGCTTGGCGACGAGCCCCTCGCGATAGCGAAACAGCAGCACGTCGCCGGGCAGGAACGCGTCCCGCCCGACCGGCACGAGATGGCGGAAGGCGGCCGCGGCCAGCGCCTCGCGCCCGCCCGCCTCGGCCCAGTCCGGCGCATAGGGCGGCAGCGCCTCCGGCTCCGCGCCGATGCAGGCGCGCCAGACCCCGCGCACGAGGCCGAGGCAATCGCAGCCGACGCCCTTCACCGATGCCTGATGCTGATAGCGCGTGCCGATCCAGCTTCGCGCCTCGGAGACGATTTTTTCACGCGTCACGCCCGCCGCCGTCATCGGTTCTCTCCGGTGCGGCCCTGCCCCGGCGTCGGGACGCTGATGAGAAAATCGTTGCCGGGAATATGCGGAAAGCCGCGAAAATTTTCCGAGTTCGCAAAGCGGCCCCGGCACGTCGCAAAATGCTTGTCGCAGCCGGCGGTGACGGTGAACCCGTCGCCCTCGACGATCGCTTCCGGCATTTTCTGCCAGAGCGTGAGCACGCTCGTTCCGCCATCGGTGCGATGGCTTTTCACCTCGATGGCAAGGCCGCTGTTTGCGCCGCCGGTCCAGATCAGTTTTCCGGCCGTGAACCAGCCGGCGGCGAAGCCACTGAGGCCGCTTGCGGCAAATTGCGACAAACCGCGCAGCGCGCTCACCGTGCCGGAGGCGCGCAATCCGGGCGCGGCAAGATCGACGCCGCAGCGCCGGTCGCCAAGGTCGGCGCCGCAGGCCGCGGTGTAGAGCCGGCCGCTGTCCTGCGCGAGCAGATCGGCCATTCCGCGAAGCTCGGCGGTGAAGGCAAGCCCCTCGCGCCGCACTTCGCCGAGCCGCCCGCGCGCAGTGAGTACGCGCAGCGCAGGCGCGGTGTAGTCGACCAGCCAGCATTCGATCTCGGCGGCATCGAAGTGCCCGCCGGCAAGGTCGTGTTCGCTCAGGCTGTCATGCGACAGCGCGCCCGACACTTCCGACCCATCGGTGGAAAGGTTGAACCGGCTGATCGCCTCGGATGCGGTGAAGCCTGTCGCAGCGCGAAACGTGATGCCGTCGAGCTCGAGATTTTCGTCATGGTCGGTGAAGCCGAGCACCACGCCGTCGCGGCGCGAGAGCTTCCAGCAATGGGCGAGCGTCGTCACGCCGCCGTCGAGCTTCGCCTGCAGCTCGGCAGGAATGAAACGCATGGCAGCACCCTGATGGCTACGCCCTGATCTCGACCAGGGGAATTTTGGGAATGGCGCCGGCGGTGAAGGCCGACAGATCGACTTCGAGATAGTCGGTGTCGAACCGCACCGGCACGTCGAACAAAAATCCGGCACGCACGGCCTCGCCGCTTTTCGGCACATGGCCGCTCCGGAACGTCACGAGCCCGGTCGTGGTGTCGCAATCGAACGCCAAACCCGCCGCCACCTCCTCGCCGGCGACCGCGACGCGCACGCTGCCCGCCACCGGCTTTGCGACCGGCCGCGCATAAGGCGCGTGGCCCGCGCCATAGGTCTTCGCCAGCGCGAAGGAAGCGCGCACGCCGTCGCCGAAGCCGAGCGGCTGGTCGAGCGGCGACACCGCGAGCCCCGGCGCGGCGGAAGAGTGATCGAGCCGGTCGCGCCAGCGAAAGCCGAACAGCCGGCCGCGCCGCTCCTCGAAGAACGCCACCACGCTTTGCAGCTCCGCCAGCGTCTTGATGCCGTAGCCCGCGTCATAGCGGCGGCGCGAATGCATCCAGCGCGCATTGCGCTGCTCGCGGCCCGAACCGAAGGTGACGATCTCCGTGCGCCGCTCCGGCCCGCCGATGCTTTTCAGCGCGATATCCAGCGGAAACAGAACCTCATGAAAACCCGTCATCGCAACCACCCGCGTGATGCGCCGCTACAGGCTGCGCTGGCCGCGCACCACCGCGCGCGCGATCTGCCCGGCGAAGTAATTTTCGGATTGGCGAAAACTGTCGAGGTCCGGCGTCGCGATGTGAATGTTCACCGCCCCTGCGCCGCCTGATGCGGTGCGCACGCCGAGCCGCCCGTCGGCATCGCGGGCCAGCGGCATGATCGCCTCAGGGCCCGCCTCGCCGGCAAGGCCGACGCCGCCGCCGATCATCGGAAAGTATGTCGGCGTGCCGATCACGCCGCCGGCGGCGAAGGGTTTGATTGCGCCGGTCGCCGCCGTCAGCGAAGGAGCGCCGCCGCCGAACATGCCCGAGAACAGGCTCTCGATGCCGGTGGAGAGGCCCCGTTCGAGCGGCTTGAATGCCATCCGCACCGCCAGATCTGACAACCGCAGCGCCAGCGATTTCAGCACGTCGTCGAACTGCTTGCCGCCGGTGGCGGACGTCGAGAAAGCCTGCGTCATCGCCCGCGCGAACGAATTGGCGCTTACTTCCAGCTCGCGCGTGCGCATGTTTAGCGTATCGAGCATGTCCGCGCTCTCGCCGAGGCGATCGAAAGTCTCGTCAGCCATTTTGTGAAGCTCCCGGTTGCGGCTGGTCAGGAAACAGTGCGGCGAGCGCATCGAGCTCCGGCCGCGTGATCGGGAGGGCGGCATCGCCGCGCAGGGCGCGGACGGCGTGCGCGAGCTCGCGCGGAGTCATCCGCCAAAACGCTTCGGGCGGCAGGCGCAGCACGCCGAGGCCGAAGCCGATCGCTTCATTCCACGGAAACGGCCTCACGGCGCGTCGCCGAAGGTCGCGGCAAGCAGTTCGGCGGCAATCCGGGCATAGCCCGGCGCGCCGCCCTCCGCTGTCATGGCGGCGACTTCGGCATCGCTCACCGCATCGCCGGCACCGCGCAGCCCCGCGCCGATCACGCGCATCAGGTCGCGCGCCGACAGCCGCCCGCTGCCGAAGCGCTCGGCGAGCGCCACAAGATCGCTGGCGCCGAATACGGCTTCGAGTTCGGCGAGCGCGCCGAGCGTCAGCACCAACGTGCGGCGGCGGCCGCCGAGATCGGCATCGATTTCGCCGCGATGTCTGTTGGCCATGGGCGCCTCTCAGATCGCGGTGAAGGCAAGCGCGCCGGCGGACTCGAGCGAGACGTCGAACGACACCTCGCCGTTGTGATCGCCGAGAAATTCGAGGCTGCCGATCTGGAACGGCCCCTCGATGATGCCGAAATCCGGCACCACCACCTGGCAGCTCGCGATCGCGCCGTCGAAAAAGGTCTGGCGGAGGAGCGCGTCCGACGCAGCGTCCTTGAACAGCCCGCGCCCCGCGATCGAGGCGCGCCGAACGCCCGCCCCCGCCAGCAGCTCGCGCCAGCGGTCGGTGGATTCGGCGTGGGTGATGTCCACCGTCTCGGCGTTGAAGGCGATGCGGCGGCTTCGCAACCCGGCGATGGTCACAAAGGTCTCGCCGTTGCTCATCTTGAGAAGCAGGTCCCTGCCCTTCTGCGCGCCCATTTGCTTGGTCTCCTGTGGTTAGCCCAACGGTTCGGTGACGGCGCGAAAGCGCAGCGCGGCGCGGTAGGTCCGCCCGTCGGCCTCGCGGCGGATATCGGCCAGCACGAAACGCAGATGGACGAGCCGGTGCCCGGCGAGGGTCAGCGGCGCATCGTCGAGCGCCGCCATCACCGCGCCGGCAATGGCGTGCGCCTCGCGGTGGCCGCCCTGCTGCGACCAGCCATGGACGACGAGCTGATGCTCAAGCAGCGGCGCATCGCCTGCCGACAGATCCGACAGCCGCATCTCGCCGAGCGTCACGTAGGGATAGGCCGCGCCCGGCGGAGGCAGATCATGAACGCGCGATGCGCCGATCACGCCGGCGAGCCCGGCATCGGCGGAAAGGCGTGCGAAAACGGCGGCGCGCAGCGCCACGCTGGCATGGTCCATCGCTCGTCATCCCTTAGCAAAGCAAAACGGCTCAGGCGTCGCGCCACTCGGCCTCGATCTCGAGAAAGCCCCGGTCGCGGCTGTCGCCGATGGCGACGATCCGCAGAATGCGGTGCCGCTCGATCAACCGGTGCTGCAGGGTGATGGCGACGTTGTCGCGGATGACGATGCGGCAGCGGTGCGTCGCGCCGCCGACATCGCCGGCCACCGCCTCGCGGCTGCCGAGCGGCGTCACCAGAGCCCAGACGGTCTTTTCCGTGACATAGCCGCGGACGACGCCGCCCTGCCCGTCCGGCACATTTTGCGGCGCCTGGATCGCAAGGCGCGTGTTCAATCGCCCCGGATCGATCATAGCGCGCGCACCCGGTAGGCGCCGATCATCGCGGCGACGGAAGCCGGCATCATCGCCACGCTCTGGCCGATCGCGGTCAGCCCGCGGTTTTCGTACCAGTGCGCGATCAGGGTGCGCACCGCGTGGCGCAGCACCTCCGGCACATCGGACGGCGCGTTGCCGAAGCCGCAGACAACATCGAGCTCGATGCCGCCGACCGGCCGCCCCGGCAGCGGCAGGCTCCATGCCGGGGCCGCGATGACGCCGCCCGCTAAGTCGACGACGAAGCGCCCGACATCAATTTGTTGCGGCACGCCGCCGCCGTCGAACACGCGCGCCGCCGCGACCTGTTGCAGCGGCGCAAGGCGCGGCGCGATGCGCCCGTCGCCCGGCCAGCAGTCGAGGCTGAGCCGCCAGGTCTGCGTCAGCAGCGCGCAGCGCGTCTGCGCCTCGACATGGCCGCGCGCGGCGGCGATCAGCGCCGCGATCACCGTGTCATCGGCATCGTGCTCGACCCGCAAAAACTGCTTGGCCTCAAGCAGCGACAACGGCTCAATTTCCGGCGCTTTCAGCAAAATCGCGGACAT